GGACGCTCCCCGAGAAGTCCGCCTGGTAGATGGACTCCGAGGTCAACCCCCCGACGAACATCGCCGGGGGCTGCGGGTTGGGCGGCTGCACCGCGTAGGCCCGCACCCCCGAGATGGTGGCGAGCCGGTCCTTCAGCCCCGAGCGGACGGCGCCGAGGCTAACCACGGGCCGCCTCCACCACCTTGATGCCCACCTTGGCGAACAGGTCGGTGATGCGCCCCTTGTTCTTCTCGTAGGCGGGGAGCAGGAAGGGCGCCGCCCGGACGCCCTTCCTGCCGATCGCGCGGGCCACGAGGAAGGGAGATATCCCGTGGCGCCGCGCCCACCCGGCGACGGCCGACACCGGAGGGGGGCGTCCCGGTGCGCGGCCGCGCTCCACGTAGAGGCCGTACCTGACGGACGGCCCCACCTCGCCGGTCAGGTTGCCCCCGCCCCCGCTGATGCGGTGCGTGATGCTGTTCTGGAGGCGCCCGGTGTCGCGCTTCACGTTGCGCCGGGCGTCCCCCTCGATGAGCAGCAGGGACGCCGTCATCGCCAGCTTCGTCTGGGACGGCAGCACGCTGGCGGCGGCCTTGCTCATGCCAGCCGACAGCTTGTCCGCGCCCACGACGTCGATGCTCAGGGCGACCATCAGATCGGCCCCCTTGCTAGACTGGAAGCGACCGAAAACATACCGTGGGTCGACGGAGAAATCCCGGCAGGACGGCCATCCGGGCGGGGGCATGTACGGCCTGGGTGTGTTCCCAGGAGCGGCGGAACCCGTGGTGTAACCAGCACATACGGCCAGGTCATCACACGACCACCCAGTTCGCCGTCGTGCGCCACGGCCCCAGCAGGGACACGACGTCGGGGTCTTCTTTGCTGATCCGCTCGAACTGCCCCAGGTCGACGGCGGACAGGACGCCGAAGGGTGCGTCCTTCCGCACGTAGTACCGCCCGGCCAAGATGAGGCACGCCTGCTTGACGGCCACCGGGGCAGCGCCGTCCACCACGCACCCGAAGGAGCCCACGATCCGCACCCGCCGCCCCGGCGAGAAGGAGTACGCCGTCGACAGGGGCCAGATGCGGACCTCCTGGTACGGCGGGCCGTCCAGGGGCCACAGCTCGTAGTCGTTGGCGGTGAGGGTCGTGGCGTAGGTCCGGTCGCCGGACGAGTCCACGGCGATGCTGGTGACGGCCACCAGGTCGGCCACCTGGACGCGCTCGGTGCCGTCCGGGTAGTAGTACCTCGTCTGCGCCGTCGCCAGGGAGAACACCCGCCCGGTGTACCCCTCGATCCAGCGCGAGGCCGACTCCAGCGCCCGCTCCAGGTCGACGTCGTTCGCCGCGTCCGTGATGGCGAGCTGCTGCTTCAGCTCTAACAAGGAAGCGTAGAGGGCGCCGGTCACGACGCCTTGTCCTCGTAGTCCGCGACGGGGCGCAGCGCCTTGTCGGCGTAGGCCCGCCGCATCTTGCTCCGGACCGGACGCCCGCGGCGGGGCCGGCGGGGCGGGGGCGATGCCGCCGCGGCGCCCCGCTCAGGGGCCTCCGCGACGGGTTCCCGCACCACCGGCTCGCGCATCGCTACACGCCGCTGACGGAGACAAACGCAGCCGGACGCCAGACGGTGAAGCCCAGCCGCTGCTCTGCAAGGATTGTCTGGATGTTCCGAACGAACTGGTCGTTCACGGTGCCCACGCGGATGGCGCTCTGCTCGCGGTCCCAGATCGAGGCGCCCTGGTCCCACGCGCCCACCACCAGCCGGCCGGCGGCGATGTTCTCGCTCTCCACCACCGGCATCCCGAAGACGGTCATCGGGCCGGACACGGAGGGCGGCCCCATGAGGTACTGCCCCAGCGTGGCGGAGGCGATGTTCTCGCGCAGGAGGCGGATGTCCTCGAAGTCGGCGGGGTTCATGACCACGCCGTTGGGCACCATCTTGGCCCCGGTGCGGACCATCGTGCGCGCCCGGAGGATGGCGTCGACCACGTTGTTCATCGTGGACGCGGCGAAGGTGGTGATGCCCGCGTTGAGGACGCCGGTCAGGTTCTCGCCCGTCCCGTCGCCGGAGATGATCTGCGCCTCCAGCACCAGGGTCAGCCCCAGCAGCAGCCGGCTGTTGATGATGCCCCGGATGCCCGGCGCGTCGGCCAGCATCCGGTTGGTGACGGGCAGCCAGTGGGCCAGGGTGCGGACGGGGCTGGTCTGCAGCGAGTAGGCCAGCGTGCTCTCCGGCTTGCGCCCGTAGGTGCCGGTGGAGGCGTCGCCCGTCGCCTCGGCCACGAAGGCGGCGGCGTTGGTGTACGTGTCCTCCCGGACGTACTCGATCATGTCGCTGCTGGTCTGCAGCCGCGGGATCAGGTCCAGGATGTTCAGCTCGCGCTGCCGGAGGTCGACGTACCCCGGGCGGAGGTCGTTGGGCACGAACGCCCCGCCGCCGCTGGCGCTGCCCCCGACGAGCAGGGCCTTCCAGTCCAGCAGCGACGTCCCGTCCTTGAGCTGGACGGCGAAGGAGTGCTGGTTCAGCGGGGTGTTGAACCCGCCGCCGTGCAGGCGGGACAGGAACTCGTTGCTCTTGGTGAACTGGTCGCCGGGGGTGAGGCGCCGCTCCTCCGCGTCCCCGCCCTGCTGGCCCGCGCGGGGCCGGTTCGGGGTGTTGAAGACGTCGTTCAGATCCTGCAGGCGCTTGTGGCGGTTCTGCGCGTCCTCGATCTGCCCGACCCGCGTCTCGATGGCGAGGGCCTCTTCGGTGTACTTCTTGACGATGGCGGCGTCCTCGTTGTTGAGGATCACGCCGTCCGGGTACTTGTTCTCGACCGACATGACCAGCTCGACGCGGGCCTTGCCCTGGGTCCGCAGATCCTGGAGCTGCATGTTCGGGCCGAGTTCTTCGACCGGCTTGATGACCGATCCGGTGGCGGGGGTGGACATTACGGGAGCACCTCTCCGGTGAGCGGGTCACGCACCGGCAGCCGCTCGAGCCCCGCGAGGGGGTCGGGCTCCGGGACGGTGACGTCCGCGAACAGGCGCAGCAGACGGGTCACGTCCCGCTTGCGCTGGATCGCCTCCGAGTGCCGCCCGGCCTTCGCCTGGGACCGCTCGGATGGGGCGTCCGTCTCCGTCCGGGCTTCCGCCTCGGGTTCGGGTTCGACGGGGGCTTCGGCCTCCTCTGCCGTGGGCGCGTCACCGGCGGGCAGCAGCGCGGCGAGGTTCTCGGCCTCGCTCAGCAGCGCCTTCCGGTAGCCGTCTACGGCGGCCACGACCCGCGCGGACGGCTCCCGCCACTCCGCGCGGCGGCGCTCCCACAGGGCTTTCACCTCTGCGTGCGCCTCTTCCAGGATCTCTTCCAGGGGCCGGTTGCGCCGCCGCGCCTCCTGCTCCGTCACATACGCGGCGACGGCCTGGGCGATGGCGTTCCCGTCCAGCTCCTTGACCCCCGTGACGAGGGCCTGGGGGTTCATCGGGAGCGCGACGACCGACACCTCCAGCAGGTCCACCTCCTTCAGGTGGCGCACCCCGGCCTTGCGGTCGGTCTCGCTCTCCTTCGGGACGTAGCCGATGCTGAAGGCGTTGAGGCTCCCTTCCTGCAGCAGCCGCCGGACGTCGGTGCCGAGCGCCGTCTTGCTGAGGTGGAAGCGGCCGAACAGCCCCCGGTCGTCCTCCTTCAGGTCGAGGCTGTGGCCGATCGGGAGCTGCCGCTGGTCGTGGCCGAACAGGAGCGGGACGCGCCGGCCGGTGCCCAGCGACTTGGCGAAGGCGCCGGGGACGATGACGTCGTCGCCCAGGTCGCGGTCGTAGGTGGAGGCGTACCCGCTGACCTCCCACTGGTCGCCGTCGAGACGCTTCGTCTCGATCTGGAGGGGGAGCCCGTATTGCGTTCCGGACACGAGAATGCGGACCCTTCTCCGGTGGCACCGGAAACGGACCCGCATCGGGTCGCTGGACTATTCGGGGGCTTCTGCGCTCAGTATAGCGTAGCGGTTAGCGGCTGGTCGCCTGCTTACGGCACTCGGGACACCGCAGGCTCCACGGCACGGCGAGGTACTCGGCCACCCGCCGGCCGCAGTGCTGGCACGTCGGGTAGCGGTCCAGCTCCACCTCCCGCCCCTTGTACCCCGTCACCGTCACCGACTGCGCCTGCCGCAGCAGCTCCATCATTCCCGCTCGCTCCCTCCATTGGCACCTCGGCCACCGGGTCCGGCAGCGACGGCGGCAGGGTCGCCGCCGCGTACCGGATCGCCAGGCACCCCACCAGCGCCGGCCACGCGGCGTACAGCGCCATCTTGGCGTCGACCGCCTCGCCCGGCGTGGGGTGCTCGCTCAGCACCCGCTCCCCCGCCACCCCCGCGC